TACTGTAATAGAAAGGCCGATGCCAAAAATGGCGACAAACCAGAATACTTATGCGCTCCGTGTTGGTTAAAGTTTCACGGACCCAACCGTAAGGAGACAAAACATTGAGCAAGAAACCAGTTGCACATAAAGGAATGATGGGCGGTATTACCTACGAGTCTGCCGTGATTATCCTCAAGTTCTTACGGAACGAAGCTGACATGGATGACGACCTGTCGACAGTGGAGTATTACAATGGTATGCTCCAAGGAATGGACTCTGTCCGAAATGGTGAGATTTTCTCACAAGACCTTTTAAAGGAGATTAAAGCCTATGGCATCGAAATTGTTGAACACCCTGCGCCTGTCGTTGGAGATGACGGACGTCCTTGCGAGCCTAGAGAGAACAGGAATCAAGATCGACCCGCAGTCTTTAGCAGAGATTGAGAAAGAATACCGGGACGAGATGAATGAACTGGAGATTAAGCTCCAGCGCATGGCAGAGGAGGCGATGGGTGACACCCCTATCAATCTCAACAGTGCAGACGACCGCTCGATGCTGTTTTATTCACGTAAGGTCATTGATAAGAAGCGTTGGTCCTCTATCTTTAACCTAGGATCAGAGCTACGGGGTGCCACACGTAAACCTAAGCAACGTACAAAAATGACAAAAAAATTATTTGCGCTGTACGTTAAGGAAGAAACAAAAGTCTTACACAAAACTATTGCCTCTAAATGCACCGGATGTAGTGGGACAGGACGTAAGAAAGTAATTAAGAAAGACGGCACAATAGGTAAGGCCGTACGTGTGTGTAAAGCGTGTAAAGGTGACGGAGTAATCTATGCAAAGACTAAAGAGATTGCGGGCTTCAAGATTATCCCGCGAGACGCATGGGACACTGCCGCCGCAGGATTTAAGACAGACCACGACACACTTGCCGAAAGACTCGACGAACTATCGGGGGACGCACGAGAGTTTGCCGAATCTTATTCAAGGTACAATGCATTGCGAACTTACCTATCGACCTTTGTCGAAGGACTCAAGAACAATTCCGACGACCAAGACATCGTGCACCCGGATTTCATGCAATGTATTACTGCAACCGGACGGCTCAGTTCACGTAACCCCAACTTCCAAAACATGCCCCGTGGCTCTACCTTCGCCATTCGACGGGCAATGGTCTCTCGTTTTAAGGGAGGACAAATCTTAGAGGCAGATTATGGTCAGCTTGAATTTAGGGTAGCAGGCTATTTAGCCAATGATCCACAAGTCTACCACGATGTGGAGGAGAAGACTGATGTACACACTGTTACTGCTGAGATTATTGGGTGTTCCCGCCAAGATGCTAAGGCACACACCTTTAAACCTCTTTATGGAGGTACCACAGGTACTGATGACCAACAGCGATACTACCGGACTTTTAAAGAGAAGTATGCTGGCGTAACAGATTGGCATATGGAGCTACAGCGTAACGCTGTCGAGAAAGGATTTATTACTTTACCTTCAGGAAGGCAGTATGCGTTTCCCGGAAGTGAGTGGACGGATTGGGGCACAGCAACGAATCGTACAGCGATTTGTAACTACCCTGTGCAAGGATTCGCAACAGCGGATCTCCTTCCAATTGCTTTAGTTTATCTCTCCAAGTCTATGAAAGATAAGGAATTAAAAAGTGTGATTTGTAACACAGTACATGATAGTATTGTACTTGACATTTTTCCGGGGGAGGAGGATACTGTAACTAATCTCGTGGTTGAGTCGATGATGTCTCTGCCGCAAGAGTGCCAACGTAGATATGGTATTGAGTATGATATGCCGATATCTGTGGAGGTTAAAATGGGTCCTAACTGGTTGGACACCGACGTTGTATACGCTAACTAAAGGAGCTACTAAATGGGCGAATTGAGCGTTATGGAAAACACTGATAACAGCTTAGAGGTTATCAAGAAAGCAAGCCGTGAAGAGATGATGGCTTTGATTGGTCAAGGAGAGACAGAGGAAAAGCCTAAGACAGGCTTGAGTCGTCTCAACATTAACTATGACACTGACGACGATGAGGGTAACTCTCTCAAAAAAGGTGTCTGGAAAATTTACCATGATGGTGAATTTATTTACTCAGACAAGGTAACTTTTAGGCCAATGATGCGCCGTTATGAGTGGTCTGTGTACGATCAAGAGTTAAACGGGTTTGCTAGCCGTTCAACACAAGAGCCGAAACTGGAGCATCAATTTCCTGATACTTCAGGCGGAAGTAAGTGCGGACGTCTGACAAAGACTGAGGAAACAGAACTGGGTGAGGACCATCCAAAGACCCTAGCGTCAAAGCTTGCGGTGTGTAACCAAGTATTTTACGCATTAGTTAGCATGGAGGGTAAAACGGGGTCTGGTAAGGTTGTTAAGCTAGATAACGTACCTGTCGTCACGTTTTTTAAGAAGTCTTCGTTCCGGCCTGCAATGGAAGCAATATCAAAACTTCCTAAAGGCGTAGCAATGAATGAGCAAATCTTTGAGCTAACAACTCAACGTCATAAATCAGGCAGTGTCACCTTCTTTACTCCTGTCTTCACACCAGTGAGTACAGTAAAGATGACAGACAAAGATTTTGAAGTTACGGCCCTGTTTGCTCAAACCGTTAACGCTTCTAACAATCGCATCATGGAGCAACATAAGGAAGCTTTAAAGAAGCTTGCGAGCGAGAAGGAAGTAGACTTGGCGGCGGACTTTAACTGATGCTGTCGGAAGTTCGGGTAAAGAACTTCTTACTTCAAGTAATGAGGGGGGAAGCAGAGCTTCCCTCTTCTGTCTTGGACGAGTTCGCAAGGGATTGCCGCGAGGTACTCAAAAAGCAGTTTAACCGTGACCCAAGCTGGCGTATCCGTATGTCCGGTCTGGGTAGACCTCTGTGTCAGCAGATACAGGGGCGTGATGGCAAAGACGAGGAAATGAGCTACAATGCTATCCTACGTTTTCTTATAGGAGATCTTGTAGAATGTGCTGTTATGGCAATACTCAAGGGATCTGGGGTTAAGATCGTAGAGGCTCAAGGTAAATGTGATTTAACAATTGCATCTGAAGAAGTACAAGGCACGTTAGACTTAGTCATTGAAGACGAAGTTGACGGGGTAAAAGTGTGGGATGTTAAATCCGCAAGTCCGTACTCTTTTAAACAGAAGTTTGGAAAGGGCTACGAAGGCATGAAGGAAGACGACCCGTTCGGTTATCTGATGCAAGGGCATTTGTATGCAGAGTCTAAAGGTTTAGATTTCGGCGGTTGGATTGTAGTGGATAAGTCTTCAGGCGAGATAGAGTTTGTACAAGCCCCGCAAGATCAAGCCGAAGATCGCGCACAGTACTTAGAGCAGGCGCACAACACTGTCGAAGCTCTTATGTCTAACTTCAAGTTTAAGAAGCCTCCAATGGAACCCGAAGACGAGTACTACACTCTTCAAGGTAACCGGGTGCCTACTGGAAATAAGTTACTTAACAAGAGTTGTACTTTTTGTGGGTACCGTAAAGATTGTTGGCCTAAAGCAGTGCAACATGAAAAAGTAACTTCTCGTGCTCGTTCTAAGCCCTTGACGTGGTATCATACTCTAAAGGTAAAACAGTTATGAATGAAAAAGATGTTAGAAAAGTAGTAGAGCTACAAGGAAAGCTAATTAAACTTCGTGCTAGAATCATGCAAGATGTAGCGAAGCACAACACAATGTTAATCGATCAACTCCTTCCTCTGACGAAAGACCTACTACATAACACTATTTATCAAATTGGTGATATGACCTACAAGAGAGGTCGCGTATTTGAACAGCTTGATTGTACTGACTATGGAATAGGCATCAAAGCTGAGGGGCTAGCTACTTTACGTAGAATTGTAGTGGGGAATGGTGATGCCGTTATTAATGACGAAGAGGGTTGATCGTCAGGCCCTTTACTTAAATGAAAATGCGTATGCCGTTTACATTGAGGCGCACGATAAGGCAGGCGGTGATCCGTGGACACGTTGGGCGCGTAACTTTCAACGGTGCTTGCCTATTACAATGTGGCAACACTTCGGTCAACCATTGTCTCATGAAACATGGGAGCGAGACGGAAAAGTCAATACTGACGAGATAATTGCACTTGCGAATACTGTCAATGCAGGGAGAGTAGTTTTGTTCCCGGCAGACGAGTACACACTTGCTCTTGAAAAGATCGAAGCGACGTCACCTAAGCTTTATCATAGATTAAACAATTCAATACAAAGTTTGGTAGCCCAATGAGAATCCATAGACACAAGTTTAGGTCGGACTACGAGTTAACGGTAGCAAAAAAGTTAGCTGAGAACGGGACTAAGTTCGAGTACGAAACAAAAAAATTTATTTACCAACCTAAGCCTAAAGTTTACACACCAGATTTTTATCTCCCAGAGCAAGACATACATATCGAGTGTAAGGGATTCTTTAAGCCTTCTGATCGGCAAAAAATGCTCTTAGTAATTAAAGACAATCCCTCTCTTGACATACGTATGGTTTTTCTGAGAGCCTCTAATAGGCTTAACCGCTCGAGTAAAACTACTTATGGCACTTGGTGTGATAAGCATGGTATTCTCTGGGCGGATGGTATGATTCCACTAGAGTGGTTGGAGAAAAAAGCATGACAGATTTAATATTAGACGAAGAAAAACTTGCGGCTCTTGAGCAGGCTGGCCTGTTAAAGGGGCGTTACTACATTGTATTGGAACCTCTTAAAGATGAAGATGATGACGAGGATGGCTTTGCTATCCGTGCATATGCAACTCGGCCTACTCACAATGAAGTTGAGGGTGAGAAGGTGGTTGACCCTACGTATGTTATCCTTCAAGGTTTACTGGGGGCAGTACACGAAGACTTCGACAATCTCTACGACATGGGATTGGAAAGGGTTACGTTGGAGGCACTCGGTAAAGTCGTCCCAGAAGAAGACTTAAAACCTGAGCATAAAGACCGTATCAAAGGAATGGAAGGTAACGTTATCTCTGCCGATTTCGGTAGTATCTTACAATGAGTGACCCGATAAACCCAGAGCACTACAAAACAGAAACTCTTGAAGCCATTGAAGTTATGCGGGCGTTTTGTTCTGATGAAGAATTTACTGGACATTTACGTTGCACTGCAATAAAATATCTATTGCGGTTGCACAAAAAAGACACTCCCCGTACCAATGCTGAGAAATGCAAGTGGTATGTGGAACGCTTAATAAAGGAACTGCAATAAGATGGAAGCAATGTATTGTGGCAGAATTGCCATTGATTACGACCGTGACGAACAATTCTCAGGCCAAGCCCTAAAACTTCTTACGGACTATTACATGCTTCCTGATGAGTCCAGCCCGCAAGAGGCTTTTGCTCGTGCGGCTCTCGCTTACTGTGGAGGCGACTATGCTTTTGCTCAACGCATTTATGACTATGCTAGCAAGCGTTGGTTTATGTTTGCTTCTCCGGTACTATCTAACGCACCTAGAGATGACGAATCAGCCAAAGGGCTTCCTATTAGTTGTTTCCTCACTTATGTTGGTGACAATCTGGACTCCCTTATTGCTCACAATGCTGAAACTGCATGGCTATCTGTCAAAGGAGGTGGAGTCGGTGGTCACTGGTCTGATGTACGCGGTATAAGCGACAAAGCACCGGGCCCTATTCCCTTCATGAAAGTCGTTGATTCCGGCATGACAGCTTGGAAGCAGGGACGCACACGCAAAGGTTCCTATGCCGCATACCTCGATGTGTCTCACCCAGACATTATTGAGTTCATTAACTTCAAAGTACCAACCGGCGGCGACATCAACAGGAAATGTTTCAACCTGTTCAACGCTGTAAACATCACCGACGAATTTATGGAGGCGGTAGAAAATGGAACAGAATGGCAATTACGAGACCCTAATGACGGATCTGTCAGAGATTCAATCCCAGCTAGAAGCTTGTGGGAAAGAATACTTGAAGCTAGGTTCAGAACTGGCTCACCTTACTTACACTTCATCGACGAATCCAACCGGCGGTTACCGGATTCTCAGAAAGCACTTGGACTCGCAGTTAGAGGGTCTAACCTATGCTCTGAAATCACTCTCCCTACATCTGAAAAACGCACAGCAGTTTGTTGCCTCTCAAGCGTCAACCTCGAAAAGTACGACGAGTGGAAAGAATCAGGAATGGTTGGAGACTTGGTACGATTCTTGGACAACGTCCTTGAATTCTTTATCGAAAATGCACCAAGAGAACTTTCAAAAGCTGTTTACTCAGCTAAACGAGAAAGGTCAATCGGCCTAGGAGCGATGGGTTGGCATGGATACTTGCAAGCAAATAATATTCCGTGGGAAAGTCTTTCTGCAAAGTTTGCGAACCAACGTATCTTTGCCGACATCAAAGCACAGGCTGATGCGGAAAGTGTGCGTCTTGGGGCGGAGAAAGGTGAGGCACCTGACATGCGAGGCACGGGACGTCGTAACGCTCACCTTCTCGCTATCGCTCCAAATGCTAACTCTTCTATTATCTGCGGGTGTTCTGCTAGTGTGGAGCCTATTAAGTCTAATGCTTATACCCATCGTACTCGTGCAGGCGCTCATCTCGTCAAGAATCCGAAACTGGAGGCGGTCTTAGATGAAAAAGGCAAGAACACCGATTCAGTTTGGAAGACGGTGGTTGCGTCGCAAGGTTCGGTACAGCATTTGGAATGGCTCTCCGACGATGAAAAGGCGGTCTTTAAGACTGCGTATGAGATTGATCAGGGCTGGGTTGTCGAACACGCAGGAGACAGACAGCAGTACATTTGTCAGGCGCAGTCCGTCAATCTTTTCTTCCCGGCTAATTCGCCTGCGTCTTATGTCAATTCGGTGCATCTTAGAGCGTGGAAAGAGAAACTCAAGTCGCTCTATTACTTACGGACTGACGCCGGGATCGAAGCGGACAAAGTTGGCCTTGCGGTTGAGCGAGTTGCACTCCAAGATGCAGAAGAGTGTGTCTCATGTCAGGGTTAGAACCGGATGACAAATGCAACATATGCTCCTGTGAGTTCGATATAGAGTCAGAGGGAGGCGTTCAGGGGTTCATAGGTATCATACCCTTCTCTCTCTGTCCGATGTGCTACAGCGGGCTTATGGACATGTACGATCAATTACATGGAGATTTAGGTGAGCACGAAGACGGATAAGAGATACCGAGAAATAATGAGGACCCATGCGGGAAAAGGTGGTGCAATGCGCCCGCAAAACAGGAAAAAGATTAGCGACAATTATGATAGAATATTTGAAAAGAAACTCCTTGACGACAAGAACGAGGAGTCTTAACATGAGTATTGAGAGACAGGTTTTCTCCCCTAGCTAGTTTGATCCACTAGCAGTTTCGGGCCCTTCGGGGCCTTTTTTTTCCACTAACAGAATAAAGGACGTATGATGTCTTTACTAGAAGAATCAAAAGTTTACAAGCCCTTTAAGTATCCTTGGGCTGTTGAATATGAAGAGTCACAC